AGATGCCGCGGCTGCAATTAAATCGTTACTCTAGGAGGCCATTATGGCAATCGTAGCAAATACATTCACATCACACAGTGGTGTCGGTATCCGCGAATCTCTCGCAGATATCATCTCAAACATCTCTCCAGAAGAGGTGCCATTTCAGTCCAACGTAGGCTCAGAAAATGTGTCCAACACATACTTCGAGTGGCAGACTGATACACTTGCCTCAACAAGCACAACCGCGGTAATCGATGGGGACGACGTGTCATCATTCGACGCGACATCTGCGACTACTCGTGTTGGTAACTACACACACATTCTACGCCGCACAACTATCGTTGCAGACAACTTCTCAGCGCTAGACACTGCGGGCCGCAATGACGAACTAAGCTACCAAATCGCTAAGCGCGGTAAAGAGCTTCGCCGCGATATCGAGGCGACTTTGACTGCGAATAACGCACAAGTGGCAGGTAACTCTTCCACAGCGCGTGAAACAGGCGGCTTGGGTGCATGGATCGCGACAAATGCAAGCGCAGGTACAGGCGGTGCGTTGGCAACTGGCGACGGTACAACAGCTCGTACAGACGGCACACAGCGTGACCTAACTGAAGCGATGGTTAAGGACGTAATGCAGCAAGCATTTACAGCCGGCGGTCAGCCTTCAATCTTGATGGTTGGTCCACACAACAAAACTGTCGTGTCAGGTTTCGC